AACAAGAAAGCCCATATGGTTTTCCAGGTGATGGTGGTGGTATACCTGCTGGTGCTACAGCAGAATCTTTAATGAAAGATCTAGCACAACAATACGAGAACTTAGGTTTTGAAGAAGGAGATGCTCCTGATCTAAAGACTCAACCACAAATAGAGCCAGCTGCAATGGCAGCAGCTAAAATGCAAAAAGTAATACATGATCAGTTAGAAGAAACTGATGCTATCTCTGTTATGAGACATGTGTTTTTTGAAATGGCTTTACTTGGGACAGGAATTTTAAAAGGTCCATTTACAAATGTAAAAACTCAATACAAGTTTTCTAAAGATGAGGAAACTGGAACATCAGCAATGATGGAGATTGGTAAAGACGTACCAGGTATTGAAGCAGTATCATGTTGGGATTTTTACCCAGATCCTAATTCAACAAGTATGAATGATGCTGAGTATGTAATTCAAAGACACTCATTTAATACAGAGCAGTTCGCAGAACTTGCAAAGAAACCTTTCTTTAATTCAGAAAAAATTAGAGAATGTTTAGAGATGGGACCTAACTATCAAACAAGAGGATATGAATCTTCTTTGTACGATAGAGAGAATGTAGCTTCACTATATAAAAATAGATTTGAAGTATTAGAATATTGGGGTACAATTACTAGACAGTTAGCAGATCAATTAGATTTTGAATATGATGATGAATTAGATGTTATATCTGTTAATGTTTGGATATGTGGTGGTAAGGTTTTAAGAGTAGTAGAAAATCCTTTCTCACCAAAAAGAATACCTTATATGGTTTGTCCATATGAGTTAAACCCTTATCAATTCTTTGGTGTAGGTATACCAGAGAATATGCAAGATTCACAACAAGTTATGAATGGTCATGCAAGAATGGCAATTGATAACTTAGCATTAGCAGGTAACTTAGTATTTGATGTAGATGAAACTATGTTAGTACCAGGTCAAGATATGAAAGTATTTCCTGGTAAAATATTTAGAAGACAAAGTGGACAGCCAGGACAGGCTATACATGGTGTTAAGTTTCCAAATACAGCTAATGAAAACTTAATGATGTTTGATAGATTTAGACAGTTAGCTGATGAAGCAACTGGTATTCCATCATACTCACATGGTACAACTGGTGTTCAGTCTACAACTAGAACTGCAGCAGGTATGTCTATGTTGATGGGAGCTGCAGCATTAAGTATTAAAACAGTTATTAAAAATATTGATGACTATTTATTAAAGCCCCTAGGTAATTCATTGTTTCATTGGAACATGCAATTCAATAGTGAAAGACCTGAGATACAAGGTGATCTAGATATTAAAGCACAAGGAACATCTTCTTTGATGCAGAAAGAAGTAAGATCACAAAGACTAATGACATTTATGCAAACAGCATCTAACCCATCGTTAGCACCGTTTGTTAAATGGCATACATGTTTAAAAGAAGTTGCTAAGTCACTAGACATTGATCCAGATCAATTGATTAATGATCCAGAGAAAGCAGCTATATATGCACACATAATGGGGATGGCAAATGGAAATCAAACGAATACAAGCAATAGTGGACAACCAGGTCCAGTGGACAATATGGGAGGAGTACCTCCTGGAGCTTCGCCAACAGATCCAACAGGAAATGGAGGTGGCAACATCGGAACAGGCAATGTACCGATGCCAGGGGAAGCTGGTTTTACTTCGCAAAATACTCAGCCTAAAGGAAACAATTAGACACAACAAAGAAGAAAAAGAATAATATGGCACAAACATTTGATACATCAAGAGTTGGAGGCGGTACTTACGAATTAGAACAAGACGCTAATGGTAATTACAAATTAAAATCAGTAGGTTTTGAACAAGTAAATAAATTAAATTTACCTGATCTAACAAATTTAGATACACCACAAGCTACTATAGGTCCTATAACAAAACAACCAGTTAAAACACCTGGAGTAGCAGATCCATTTAAAAAATTATATTCACAGCAAGATGATAATAATAAAGATTTACAAATATCTCAAAATTATGAACGTATTAATCCTAAAGATATTTCAGTTAAACAAGCTGGTGATAGACAAGCACTTGATCCTAGAGATGATAGAAGTCCTCAAGAGATACAGAATTTAAAAGATGCTCAAGGTACATATAATCAAATGCAATCATATATTAATGAAGCTAAAGGTGACATAGGTATAGGTGTAAGTCAAGGTATTTATGATTTAAAAGATAAAGCTAATGAAACTATAATGAGTGCTAAAGAAAAATATGCTACAGAGACTCAGTACAACACACCTAAAACAACAGGTCTACAAGCTGTAAAATCAAACTTTCAAAAAGTTAAAGACAAAGCAAATCAAATTGTTAAAGGTAGTGCTACAGTTATGCTTTTAGAAGGTGCAGGTAAAGTATTTCAAGGTATAGGAGAAGCTTTGATAGGTCCAGATCAAGTAGAACTTAATAATGCAAATACAAAAGCTTTAAAAGCATTAGGTTATAAAACTAATGCACAATTAGGATTGTCTACAGATCCTGGAAGAATAGCAGGTAATCCAGCTGATAACGTATTTGCAGGAATGAATGCTGGATCAATGTTTGGTGATATAACTAAAGGTGCTCAAAAAAGAATTGATATTAGAACTAAAACAGCAGCTAAAAAAGCAGGTACATGGAGCAAAGAAAAATTAGATAAGTTTAATGCTAAAACTGAAACATTTAAACAACAAAAAGCTAAACATGATGCAGCAGCAGCTAAAGATAAAGCTAATGCAGCAGCAGCTAAAGAAAATAGAGCTAATACTGGAGGTAGTTGTTTTATAGCAGGTACTAAAGTTACTATGTCTGATGGTACACTTAAAAATATTGAAAATATTGTAGTAGGTGATAAAGTAAAAGGACACAAAGAAGATAACACAGTTATTAAATTAGATCCTACTTTACTAGCAGATAGAAAACTATATTCATTTAATGATAATGAACATTACTTCTTTACTTCAGAACACCCATTTATGACTGAAGAAGGTTGGAAATCTATTAAACCAGAAAAAACAAAAGAACGTGATGGTATAGAACTTTATGAACAATTAAAAGGTGAATTAAAAGTTGGTGATAAACTTGTAACAGATAATGGTTCAGTTGAAATTAAAGACATTAAATCAAAAGAAATAAGTAATCCTGAAATGCCTTTGTATAATTTTAATGTTTCAAATGATAATTCATATATTGCTGATAATTATGTAGTACATAACAAAGGATGTTTTATCAAAGGTACTTTAGTTACAATGGCAGATGGCTCAACTAAACCAGTAGAACAAGTTGATTTAGGAGATAAAGTTGCAGAAGGTGGATCAGTATTTGCTGTAGGTAGATTTTTAAATACAGAATTATATGACTACAAAGGTATCAAAGTATCTGGTAGCCACATGGTAAATGAAAATGGTACTTGGATGAGAGTCAGAGATACTAAACATGGCAAATCATTAGGCAATGATTTAAATACTGTATATGTCTTTGGATCAGAAAATAGAAGAATTTTAATTAATGGAATATTGTTTACAGATTATTTTGAAATAAACGAGCAAAATGAATTAATTAATAATGAAAAAGATTTTTTTAATAATTGGAAAAGCTACGGAAATACTATTGACGAACATAATGTTAATACATTAAATGGAAGTTAAAAAGTGGAATTTAAGTAAAGACTATTCTATTATTAGTAAATGGTGTAAAGATCGAAAATGGGATTTAGCTATTCCTAAAGAAATGTTACCACCTTTAGGTATAATAGTTAGTGATAAAGAAAAAATTTGTGCAGCTGGCTTATATATTGATAAGAAAGCAAAGTTTGGATTTATGTATGGTTTGTTTTCAAATCCAAAAACAAACAAGATAAAACTTTTTAAAGCTATGAAGCTATGTGTTCAATCAATAGAAAAACAAGCTATAAAAAATAAATTAGGTTTAGTATATACTATTACAGGTGAAGCATCATTAGATAAATTATACACTAAACATATGGGCATGAGTACATGTGAAAATAATGTAAAATCTTATGTTATAAATTTAAATAAAAATAAATATAAAAATTTAGATTGGATATCATAATAAATAATTGGAGATAAAATAATGGCAATAGGACCAGATGGTAAAGTAACAACAACAGGATTAATGGATAATACTGGTAAAACACCAGAGGCTCCT